CAGATTCATCACAAAGACCCAACCCATAAATCTCAACTCTAGAAGCTTCAATTTCTTTAACAGTTTGCTTTGTAAACTTACCCAAGCCTTTATTGTACCTAGAAGCTGCTGGTTGCCCATCAGACATCACAATAAGAAGCTTCTTCTTTTCTGTTCTATTTTTAATGCGATCATAAGCCCAAATAATGCTGTCACCATCTGGATTTCCAGACATGCAGTGACTACTACTTGCAAAATAACTTAACAACTGTTCCCGTACTACTTTGTGTTTATTAAAAGGTTTGTACAGATATTGTATTGGTTTATCGCCTTTGTCTGTAAACCCAATGATTTCCAAAGGAACTTGAATAACTTGGAATACATCGTTGAGCAACAAAGCTGCTTGAGCAGCAAAAAGTACTTTATCACCACTCATAGACCCACTCATGTCAACAAGAATAGATACCGAAGCATCTAAAACAGTATTGTTGATTTTGTTCTTAAACACACGCTCACTAAAGCCCGGTTGTCTAAGAGCAACACGACTCAATCGGCTAGAATCCAATTTACCACGCTTTACACCATATTCAAAGTTGGATTTAGCCCGGATTTGAATCAACCTGCGAACTTGATTTGCAAAGTTCTCTTGTGCTAACACACTAGCTCTAGTTGTAATACTGTCTAGAAAGTATTCATTGCTACTATCACTCAAAAGATTTACAACTTCAGGGTGGCTAACAGTTTTATTGCAGTAATCCACAACAATAAAATCTTCTAAAGCAGTCATTGTCCAACCATCTTCCAAGTCATCTACTTCATACAACAGACCTACCTTGGACATCTTCTTACGATCCACACTGTCTAGGGACAAAAGCTTGTCTGCAACGTCTTTAAGGTCTTTAGACTTAACACGGACTATAGACCAATCCTTGTCATCTTCCGCTTCTTCTCCATCTTCTTCATTTTTACCATCTACAGGCTTCTTTTTATCTTCTCCATCTTCTTCAGAAGAAGCTTCTTTGAGGACACCTCTGCCACTACTTGCTTTTTCTTTTTTCTTTTCTTTTGCTTTACGTTCTTCTTCATCGGGATCTCCACCTAAAGCTCTGAAGATGTCCCTAGCAAGTTCCCAAGCACCCTTGGTACCTGCAACCTTGGGCTTAACTTTCTGAACATTCACCAACCTGTCTGAGAATGGAAGCAACTTTGTATAAATACTAGGGTCAACTTCCATGTCCTGAACAGCTTCTGCACAAAGTGGGAATGTTTTACGCGACAACTCATGTTCCCACTTCATTATGGCTCGGATTAGTGGATTAACGCCTTCAGGTTTCTGGGTGCTTTCATCTATTTTCTCTATTAATTTGGGAGTTGTTTTCTCCCAGAGTTCCCTGAAACCTTCGTATTCTACTGCTTGAAGGTAGTTAACCCTTGAATCTTCTAAAAGATTCCAAATCAGTCCTAACGAACTGCTGGAAGCATCAATACCTTTCTCTTTGAGGATTTCAAAGTCACTATCCAAATCATGACCTACTTCATGGTCAACACTAGACATCATCTCTAACAACTGTTCTTTAGTAGTGTGAACAGTTATTTTTGGTAGATATATAGTAGAACCGTCATGCCGGGGATGATTCTTATCTTCAAAAACAACAGACAACTTGCTTCTCCCGGCTGAGGCTTTTACGTACTTCATTACCTCTATGGAATTGGTTATCATTTTATTTAAATGTGTCGTTAATGAGGTTTCTAATTACAGCTTGTTCAGTCAAAGACAAAAACTTGAAAACTCTAGATGCTAAATGAACATGTTTTTCACACGTAGCATACTTTCCAACTGCCGAAACATCGGTTTTCAACTCATTCTGAAGTTCAGTTTTGCCTTTCAGCGTGTCATTGCTGTTGAATATGGCAACACCACCTTTCATACATTTAACCAAAACACTCTTGGCACTACGCCACGCACTAGGCATAGACGTAATCTTGTATTCAGACTTAATACGAACCTCAATGCTTTTGAGGTCTTTCTCAAAGCTTTTGTAATCTCCACAATAGCCGTTGGTTTCGTTAGCCATCTTTGAGTAGCAATTTTCACTACTCGCATCAGATGCTAGGCTATTAGTTGCTGCTTGGTACAATTCACTTTCTTCCATAGCTGTTTACCTCAATTAAGAGTTGTAGAGTGTTCGTGGGATTTGTACTTTCCTACTTCAGTACCATTCTTATAGACCACGTATTCTATAAGGGAGCTTCTGTTGTAAGCTGCCCAATCCAACGAGGATATATACTGGGCTGCTTCTGCTTCTACCAGAAAAGGTACTGAAAATGGAAACCCATCAATCTTCCCTATAATCATCCAAGAGAAGTTTGGGGGACACGGGTTATTTATTACCGCGTTTTCCATAGGTGCTCACCAGATGATTGTGGATAGCATCAAGCATTGTGTGGAGATCCACTTTAGCGCCGAATTCTATCTCACGATCATCCGGCTTAATGGGCCACTTGAGTTGATGGGCTTTGGTGGGACGGCTAATAAACTTCCAGCCCTTTTCAGGGCTGAAAGAACAACGTACCCACTGGTTAGACTCCCAACCTTCTGAACCATAAAATACGTCTACTAGTCCAGTATGAACTCGCTTAGAAGTAACCATTATACGAACCCCGCCTTTTCAAATTCTTGAAACGTGAAAGTTTCGTATTTAGAGCCTGTAGTTTGATTGGCTCTCCATTTGAGCCACGATTCCCTACGCTTGGTACGTGCAGTACCCTCGGCAAAGGGAGGACGAGCTGCTTTCTTAGCCAAGAACTTTGCTACTCGCGCAGCTTTTTTGGCTTTGTTAACAGCTTGCATGTTACCTGAGATGTAACGTGCATTGGTACCCCGCTTTTTCTGTCGCCCAGCTTTTGTACATCCCGCCATGATGCGTACTCCTTACAACTGTTTCGGGGACTAATGTAACCCCTCGAAGTGTTCTTAGATGTTCTTAAGAACACTTGAAGTGGTTAACTGTTAGACAGCGGAGTTAAAAAGGAGTTCCCATAAACCAAAGCTCCTTTTTGTGGGTACTCTAAATCTTCATACATGTCTTTCTGCTGTTCTTCAATGATTTCTTCATCTTGAACAGTCAACTCAACTAAATAGTCATCAAATTCTCCGTTGTGAATCATTTGGTATTTAGTAGGCATTTACTTCTCCTTGGTTGTACTACGTTAAAAATCATTTGCCATATCTGGCGAGTTTTGGCGTAATTCTGCCCCAATACGTCATATTTGGCGATCATCCGGCTATGGTTTTACTTTAGCAATTCCATGCTTTCAAGGACAGAGCTTTACGGGTGGGCTTGCCACTCGGTTTCTTCATTGGCCCCGGCATTCCACTCATTCTTGCACAGAAAGATTTTCTTCTAGCAGCATCTTTTTTTGTTTTTGGATGAGGAGCAGGTGGCTTCAAGCCCGGTTTACCGGGGTTAGCTGCGTTATACGAAGCCCTACCTTTGGCATTTAACCCACCTTTGGGGTTTTTACCTTCCTTACGTGTCCATGCTTGTGTCATATTAGTTCCTTTTGGTTGGTGTTATTGCGTATAGGGCCGCTCATTTCAATTGCTCCTTTGTGGTGGGGGACGCATTGGCCTTACACGGTGCAGGATGTGCGCGTTCGCAATCACACGACCACCCTTCGGGCATCTTGAAGATAGCGCCGCAGCCCGTAGGGACTGGCTCCCGTTTCATATCGTGGCTATCTCGCCATTTTGGCGAGATTTTTGGCGAGATAGGTGGTTCAGATGGGCCATGCGTAGCAAGATACGAGCGGAGAGTGATTGCACTGTCCATTGTGGCTGTGTCCTCCGCGTGTCCACAGGCCGGGCATTGCCACGTTTGTCCATCAAACGCAGCCATAAGCGCGAGCAGCATCCCGCGATCAGTCGTTGCTCCTTCTTCCACTCGTGCCGCAATCAACTCGCGCTCAAGGGTACGGGCGAAGTAAGCAGACACAACCTCGTCAATATCCCCGTCCAGCCGCTCCATCCTGACCGTTGCGGCATTCGTCCTCGGCGTGTTGCTCATTTTTGCTCCTTCCACGCTTGTATCCATGCTGCAACCTCTGCCTCTTTAGAGGCTAGACGTTTTTCTGCCCCAATCAACTGCTCCAACAAACTGTCCCGATCATGCTCTACCATGCGTTTTACGTTCTCAGCCCTCTCTGCCCGTCCCAAATATTGGGGCAACAGGCGCTGTTTGAGGTCGGCGTTCTCACGCTCGAACACTTCGAGCATCTCAATCAACGGTTTCACCGCACCCGGCGCAGAACTTCCGAGCGATAGCCATCCCGCTTGCATTACAAGAACCAGCGCATCTGTAATCGGTGTTTCTGCGTCAGGATTGGCGGGTATGATTTCTATCTTTGGCGGAGGCCATTTATGAGTATTCATTTTTAATATATCTCCGGTTTATCAAGCTGGTTGTTAAACGGATTGATTTGTCGTCCTTTCCAAGCACATCCCGGCTCCCGCTCTAAGCCATCTAGAACAACTTTAACAAACTCAATGTAGTTGTAGTGTTCGCACTCATCGTTCCAAAGATTAGCTGCAACATCTTGGGCTATATTCAAGTCTACATCATAAGCATGAATACGTACACCAAGCTCATACAGATCATCACGAACACCATCAACACATGCTGCAATGCAGCACATGTTATTAAGCTTTAATACATTGTATGTACTCATCCTAAACTCCTAAGAGGAGGGCGAGGCCCGCCTTCGCCCCGGTAGGGGCGGGCCGAGACCTACGATCATATTCTATGTTCTTAAGAACACAGAAGCAAGACCCGTGACCGTCCAACGGACGGGCGCGGGGATTGCCTATGGAGTCTTTAAGGTACAAAGCAAAGAGTAGTTACAAGAGCTACTATTAAAAGAAACATGATCCAGTTTTCCGTTGTTTTATTTACGTTACATCCTGTAGATGTTGTGTGCATTGAGGTAGTCCTCCTGTTCTTCACACTCAGTATCGGTATGGCACCCGGTTTGCTCTTCGATGAAAGCTGTGCGGGAGGGTGTGTATTGTTGGTCTATCCTTCCCGTGATATAGCCTAGTACTAGTACGCACATCATGATAATGATGATGTCTTTGATGAACGCTGTGATGAGGTAGATCGTAGTCATGTGAGTATCCTCTTTGAGAGAGTTGGTTGTTGGGTAGCGTAACATGAAAAAGGGGAGCCGAAGCTCCCCCTCTTTGTTACGCCCGATCCTTGGCGCGTTGGGCGGCTTGCTCCTTACCCGCCACCTGCACGGCCTTCAGGTCGTTGATCGCCGCCGAGAGGTCGGTGAGCAGCGTGTTCTCGTACTTGAACATCACGTACTCGACATCCTTGAGGAGGCCGATGGCGAGGTGGAGCTTGAGGCCGGAACCTGCTCCGTTGCAGGCGCTGTTGAAAGCTTTGAAGTCGAAGTCTTGTGCCATGATTGTATCTCCTGTTGCTGTTGTCGGGGAAGTCCCCCACAGATTAGCGGCCCGAGGACACCAACCACTCAAAGAACTACAAACCGGAGGGCGGCACGGCATGACAGACAGGAATTCGACACCGAGCATTACCGAGCCGGGCGGCGTAGCCGATCCGGGGTTTCGAGGATAAGGCGCAGGGGGAGCTGGCTGGCGTGACGGGCTGCACTATAGCACAGGCCGTAAACCACAACAGACGATAACTCGAACGGGGGGCCGCTGTGGGGACTTCACCGCACAACCAGCAACGTTAGGAGATCAATCACTGGCACGTTTAAGACTACGACCAAAGCTGAGACAGCAAGCCTAGCTTACGGAGCACCGGCTGATAGCGTATCTACCCGCTTGAGGGCTACGAACGTCGAGATAGTGGTGTTCTTAGTAACGAGAGCTGAACACAGGCTGAACAGCGGTCAACACCAGAAGGCAAGCAGGTATTAGGGTAGGAGCTGCTCAACCGCGAGGAGCGCAGCGTAACAAGGGGGAGGTGAGGATACACTTGGACTGGTGGAGTGTTTGGTAGTGTAGATTGAGGGGGAGATAGCGATTGCAAAGGGAACAGTAAGTGATTGATCCTCTAGGTTGGTGCAATACCACTCTTATATAAGACCTACTGGGGGGAGGGGTAAGTGCTCACTAACTAGGAGCACCTGACACTATTTAGGGGTAGGGGGGAGCAAAAAGCATGCTTAGCTATATTATATATAGTACCTTATAACGATTTATATAGTTTTTATATATAGGGGAGGTATATGTTGTTTATATACCATTGGTATATGTTGTAATAGTAATACTTATAGTAATAACTATAGTATATAAACAACACTACTTATATATAGCTATATATGTTCTTAAGAACATAGTAACTACTATATATATAAAATACTACCTATTACACCTAATAGCTACTACTGTTACAACTTGTTACATCTTCTGTTGTTGCTCTGCTGCTTTTGGCAATACCTTCCTGTAGTTGAGAACTGTTCTCAATTACCTTCTGTTGCCTATGGCAACTTCTGGATATTACACTTTCTGTGTTATACTACTGCCTCAAGTGGGGACTGTTAGTTTAATTGGATAGAACGTCGGATAGTAGCCGTCAAATGCGGGTTCGAGTCCCGCACAGCCCCACCAGAAATGTCATAAATAGGTACTAGTATTTCTGACAAAGGTAGGTAGGAAACAAGGAGTTAATGTATGAAACGTAAGAAAAGTATTTACCCAGAACACGGTAAAGCCCACTGGACAGACCAACAAAAGCTAGAAGCTGTGGCAACTTACGTGATGTTGGGCAACATGGTTGAAACCGCCCTAGTCACAACCATCCCGCTTGATACCCTAAAGATGTGGAAGAGATCTGAGTGGTTCAGAGAACTTCAGCTTCAGATTCGGGATGAGGATGTCCAGCAACTGGATACCAACATCCAAAAGGTCGTAGGAAAGGCTTTAAAGGCCCTAGAAGACCGCCTAGACAACGGAGACTACCAGTATGACCCTAAGACGGGTAAACCTATTAGAATCCCAATTAAGGCTACTGTAGCCCTTAAGGTCACTACCGACCTACTCACCAAGCAAGACAAGCTTAGGGCTGCTCCAGAAAAGCTTGAGGTTGAAAAGACCGTGGATGCTAGGCTTTTGAAGCTTGCTGAAGAGTTTGCAAGGTTTGCAAAAGCTAGGGATGTTACGCCCCAAATTGGGGAAATGTCTGTTATAGCAGACATTATCCCACTTAATGACTAAGTTAATAGGCTTTATGCCTGTTATATGGAACATCTCAGACCATGACTAAATTAAAGAGGAATTATGCCTACTCCAAGCCTTGATTTTTACAAAAGCCATCCCATTCCAGAAGTAGCTCATATGGCAATTCCCTACACTTCTAAAATGTTAGATCCTAAACACCCCTCGTCTTATAGACCAGACGGCAGCTTAAAAGGCCCCGGTTTTTTAGGAGTATACAAGAACCTAAAGGGACAAAATGTCACGGAATACTCAGTTGGAATTGAAATAGATGGCAAAGAGATGGATGTTCCAAGCCTAGTTCCAGGGTTAAGTCCAGAGCAAATATCTAGTATTGTAAATACTGGACAAATTCCAGAATCTGCAATGAATGTGATAGAGGATCATGCTCGAAGCAGGATTAGTGAGGGCAAATCTGTTTTTGCAGATGATTCTGATTATGAGAAATTTATGACTTCTAAGACCAGTGACTAAGTTAACAGCTAATGTTCTAGAGGGATTTGTTAACACTGTCCTTCGTAAAAACTTTGATGACCCTGCTGAGACAGGGGAGTTTCACAGGGAAATTTGGGAGTATGTCTGCTCTTCTCACCCTAAAATTGCTATTGCTGCCCCTAGAAACCACGCAAAATCTACGGTTGTTACCCATGCGTACACCCTAGCCTCTGCTTTGTTTAGAGATCAGTCTTACATCATCATTGTTTCTGACACAGTAGGGCAATCTGTACAGTTTTTAGGGGATATCAAAAAGGAACTGCTGGATAATGAAGATCTTAGGTCACTTTTTGGGGTAAAAGACTTCCTAAAGGACACAGAAGATGACCTAATCTGCCAGATGGACGATGGACACCTCTTCCGAATACAGGCAAAGGGCAGTGAACAGAAGCTTCGGGGTCTAAAATGGAAGAACCGTAGACCCGGCCTCATTATTGGTGATGATATGGAGAACGATGAGATCGTTATGAACCGGGATAGGCGCTTAAAGTTTAAGCGTTGGTTCTATGGGGCTTTACTACCTGCCTTGTCAGACAAAGGTAAGATACGGATTGTAGGCACTATCCTCCACTTAGACAGTCTCCTAGAGAACCTGATGCCAGAGAACCTGTTAAAGGGCATCACAGGGGGGCTAAAGAAGCTGGTCAGGGAAGATTTAAAGGAGTACAGCAATGCCAAACTACCTTGGAAGTCGGTCAAATATCGTGCCTTTACAAATGACTATTCCAAAATTTTATGGCCTGAAAAGAAGTCTGTGGAAGAATTTAAAGCGTCTAAGGAGGACTACGCTAGGCAAGGTCTGTCCGATGTGTACTCCCAAGAGATGCTCAACATCCCCCTAGACGAACAGAACACCTACTTCCGAAGAGAAGACTTTGCTCCTATGCGGGTAGACGATAAGAAGAAAAGCATGGTATACTATATCACTTGCGATCTGGCAGTATCCCAATCTCAAAGATCTGACTTCTCAGCTTTTGTAGTTGGTGGGATGGATGAGGACGGTAAGTTATACTGTGTACATGTAATTAAAGATCGTTTGGATTCCCTACAGATCATCGACACAATGATGATGCTTCAAAGGTTCTACAAACCCATCCTGTTTGGGATTGAGAAGGGGATGATTGAAAAGTCTCTAGGGCCGTTCCTAAGAACAGAGATGCTCAAGCGTAATACTTTTATCAATACTGTCCTGCTTACCCCAACAAATGAAAAGATGGTTAGGGCTAGAAGCATACAGGCTAGGATGAGGGCAGGTGCTGTCAGGTTCGATAAAGAGGCTGAGTGGTACCAGAACTTTGAAGACGAACTAATGCGGTTTCCAAGGGATAAGCACGACGACCAAGTAGACGCTTGGGCTTATATGGGACTGATGTTGGATAAGATGTGGGAAGCACCAACCACAAAAGAAGTTGAAGATGAAGACTACTTGGATATGAAATCCAAGTACGAAACTGACGAACAAACCGGACGAAACGGTGTTACAGGATATTAGGAGCTACTGAGACATGCACGAACCTAAGTACAAACTTAAAACTACAGACCTCGTTTATGAGGCCAACATTGCTGATCTCCTAGATGAAACGCAGCTAGGAGAAATAGGGCGTAAAGTGGCTGAAGAGTTTGAAGTAGATCTCCAGAGCCGTAGCACTTGGGAAAAGCGTATGGAGTCTAGCATGAAGTTGGCTCTCCAAGTAACCGAAGCTAAAAACTTCCCGTGGGTTGGGGCCAGCAATATCAAGTTTCCCCTTGTTACTATTGCTGCGTTGCAATACCACGCCAGAGCTTACCCAACCCTGATTAGTGGAGACACTCCCGTCAAATGCCGAGTCATTGGTGAAGACATTGATGGGGAAAAGTCTAAGAGGGCAGAACGCATTGAGTCTCACATGTCCTACCAAATTCTTGAAGAGGATGAGGACTGGGAAAGCGAAATGGACAAAGCCCTTATTACCCAGCCTATCATTGGTTGTGCTTTCAAGAAAACAATGTTTGACCCCATTCGGGGTATGAACGTCAGTGAAAACATCTTGGCTAAGGATCTGGTAGTCAACTACTGGACTAAGAGCCTTGACACCTCCCCCCGTGTTACCCACATTCTGTACTACTCCAAGAACGACATCTACGAGCGAGTAGTCCGTGGGTTGTGGAAAGATGTTGGTGAAGAGCGTCCTGCTGTGTCTAACCTTGGAGACAACAAAACCTTACAAGCAGCCCAATCTAAAGCTCAGGGCATGACTCCTCCAGAAGTCCAAGACCACAGTACCCCCTACGAGATCCTAGAACAACACCGTACCTTTGACTTTGACGGGGATGGTTATGAAGAACCGTACATCATCTACGTTCGACGGGATACAAAAAAGGTTGCCCGTATCGTATCAAGGTATTTTGAATCTAGCATTAAAAGGAATGAAGATGACAAGATTCTCAGCATCAAAGCGGAACAGTGCTTTACTAAGTATCCGTTCATCCCTAGCCCTGATGGGGGTTTCTATGACTTGGGCTTTGGTGTTCTTCTTGGCCCTCTTAACGAGTCTATTAATACTCTTATCAACCAGCTTGTGGACGCTGGGACTATGTCTAATACTGCTGGTGGTTTCCTGTCTAGGGGTATTAAAGTACGAGGTGGCAACTACTCCTTTGCCCCGCTCGAATGGAAACACGTTGACACAACTGGTGACGACCTCCGAAAAGGTATTATGCCTTTGCCAGTCAGGGAGCCTAGCCAAGTGCTCTTTACGTTGCTCAGCTTGCTTATCAATTATGGGGAGCGTACCGGAGGCGCTGTTGACATCTTGGTTGGTCAAAGCCCCGGACAGAACACTCCGGCTGAAACAACTAGGACAATGGCAGAGGAAGGAAAGAAGGTCTTTAATGGCATTTTTAAGAGGACGTATCGTTCCTTAAAACAAGAGTTTCGTAAGATGTACCGCCTTAACCAACTCCATATTCTGGAGAATGAAGCATTTGTATCTGACGCTAACGGAAAGGGGGTGATCCTTAATACGGACTACAATGGGGAATCTAGTGATGTTCGCCCTGCTGCTGACCCAAGTATTACCTCCGACAGCTTGAGACTGTCTCAAGCTATGTCTATGAGGGAAGCCATGATATCTACTCCGGGTATGTACAGCCGCTATGAAATAGAGAAGCGGTTCCTTAAGGCCCTCAAGGTGCCTGACATTGACCACATACTGCCCGACCCCAGTGGGCCTAATGCTATTCCTGCTCCAGCTAACCCCAAGATTGAAATTGAAAAAATTAAAGCAGAGACAGCTAAGGCAGAGAATGAACTTAATCTTAAGCTGGGGCTTCTGAAGCTGATGAAAGAAGCGGAAGTGGGTCAAGCCAAGATACATAAACTTGAAGCCGAAGCAGAGAAGCTCAAAGCTGAAACCGCCACCGTAGGCCAGCAAGCCAAGATCAATGAAGTTAATACCCAGATTGCCCTATCCCGTGAACGTAGGGATGGTGTCTTGGGCAGTATTGAAACTATGACCCGTGTGTTTGAGGCCATGAAGCTTGAACCCAGCAAAGGAGAAGCAGTACCCAAGTAAAGGAGGGTTGGATGAATGCGGTGACTCAAGAAGAGTTCAACGATTGGAGAGCCAGTGCCATCACAAAGAAGTTTCTGAAGGTACTAGAGCTGGAGAGGGAACGAATGAAGGAGGGGTTGGTAAACGACAACTTCGAGCAAGTAGAGATGATTAAGGGAAGGTGCCAAGCCATTGCTTTGATCTTGGATGTGCAGTATCAGGACTTATACGAAGAGAGGGTACACAATGAACACTAGTGGTATTAATCCCTGTGGGCACAGGATCTTGATCCTTCCCCGACAGATTGCAAAGAAAACTGCCAGTGGCATTATTATGGCTACAGACAACCTGCGAGAACGAGAGCAAATGGCTAATACTACCGGAGTTGTAGTAGCAATGGGGCCTACCTGCTACATTGAAGACGGCTTTAAGCCGTGGTGCAAAGTGGGGGACAAAGTAGCCTTTGCTAAGTTTGCTGGACTGGTCTACACAGGCCGAGATGGTGCAGATTACCGGATGGTAAATGATGGGGATGTAACCGCTGTCCTAGACGATGATGTGGATCTTGTAGATCCGCACCTAACAAAAGGGATTTGAGACCAATCTTACAAAGTTGACAAGTACAAGAATATAGGAGTACAATAATGGCTGAGAATGAGAACCAAAGTCAAGAAGAAAGTGGAGTTGATCCTGCTGTAGTCAGTGAGGCGTCAGGTCAAGGCTGGGTGCCCAAGGAAAAATTCCGGGGCGATGAGAAGGATTGGGTTGATGCAGGGACGTTCGTAAAGCGGGGTAGGGAGATCCTGCCCATTTTGCGAAAGAACAATGAGAACCTGCTAAAAGAACTTAATCACACTAAAGCCAGCATGAACGAACTTCGTCAGGCAACTGAGGAGTTTAAGAAGTTCCAGAAAGAGTCTTATGAGCGAAAAGCTTCTGACCTTGAAGGTCAGATTGTTGCTCTTAAGTCTGCCCGTAGCCAAGCCATTACGGATGGGGATGGAACCAAGGTAACTGCTGTAGACGATATGATTGATGGCTTGAAGGAAGATCTTCAAGCAGCTAAAGCTAGTGCTAAAGAAGCTGTAACTGTTACTAGGAACACAGGAACCGTAGCAGTAGATCCGGCTTTACAGACTTGGTTGAGTGGCAATGAATGGTTTGGCAAAGACGCTAGGCTTACAGCCCAGACTAACGCTCTTGGAGAAGTTCTCCGTAGGGAGAATCCGGGACTTACCGGCAAGGCTTTTCTGGACAAATTAGATGAAGTACTTCTGGAAGAATTGCCTCAGAAGTTTGGTGAGAAGGAAAAGCGTACTCCTAACTACGGGGCCGAGTCCGGTAGTGGTAGGGGTCGATCTGCTGGTGGCCCTGCAAAGAGTTATCAGAATCTTCCTCCTGAAGCTAAAGCTGCTTGCGATAGGTTTGTGAAACAAAAGATAATGACAAAAGAAGCTTATGTTGCTGATTACGATTGGTCAGAGTAAGGGAGTATAAAATGCCAAGAGCCTACACATTGGAAGAGAAAAAAGAACGTGCCCTAGAAGCTGTTGCTGCTAGGATTGAACTGCCTCCGTCAGCACCTACACTGGATGGAATGACCCGCCGCAAGCGGGGCGTATTCAACGGTTCGCAAGGCAAGCTGAAAGTAGAGGGAACAATTCCAGGGTTCCATCTTCACATTATGAATGATGATGGGACTCGTATTACAGACGCTACGGACAACGGATATGACTTCGTTAAGCCTAGTGAGATTAGTGGAGTGTCCGAGAATGTCGTTTCTAGGAACGGCGACTTGGGAGATAGCAGGATTCGTTTTCTGGTTGGATTGAACAAGGAAGGCCAACCGATGTACGCATACCTGATGAAGATCCGCCAAGAATGGTATGACGAAGATCAGGCGGAACTGCAATCGCGTAACGACAAGATTGATAATGCTATTCGGAGTGGCAAGAATGTAGTCGGAGAACAACCCGGCTTCTATGTGCCCCAAGGCGGCATCAAGCTATCTTAACTACACTAGGAGTTTTAAACTATGGCTAACCTTAACACACCGCGAGGGTTCTCCCCTGTCGGTGCTCTACACAGCTCTAACTATTCGGAGAAGGGGCGCATGTACGCTATCCCGACTTCGGATACGTCCAATAGCTATGCTATTGGGGACTGCGTGATGTCGGCGGCATCGTCTGATGCCAACGGCGTTCCTTTCGTCCAGAAATGGGGTGGTGTTGCTACTACCTCCGCTCTTCCGCTGGGTATTATTGTTGGCATCAGCCCTGCTGATGCGGGGGTCTCCCTCGTTGCTTCCAACCTTGACCTTACTCAGACCTACATCCTTGCTGGTACTCGTACTGCTGTTCGGTATGTGTATGTCATTGATGATCCCCTCGCGGTCTTTGAAGTCCAGTTTGACAGCACTGCTGTTGCTGTTACTGACCTCCATAAGAACGCGGCTGTAACGGTTTCGGCTAGTGTTGCTCACACTCCGTCTACTCCGTACTCGACTATGGTTCTTACCTCCCCTGCCACGACTGCCACTCTCCCCATTCGCATTATTGGGGCTGTGCAACGTCCTGACAATGCGGTTGGTGCCTATGTGGATGTTCTCTGCAAGTGGAACTACCATGAGTACGGTGTTACTAACGGCGCGTCAGGCACAGTTGTTGCCTACCTTGCACCGTAACCTAGGAGAAAATCATGGCTGGAGTTATCACTACTGCATCACACCCCAAAGCACTATGGCCCGGTATTAAGGCTTGGTGGGGTCAGACTTACGCTGAACACGTTACTGAATATACTGATCTGTTTGATACGGATACTTCTTCACAGAACTATGAAGAGGACGTTCAACTGACGGGGTTTGGTCTTGTTCCTGTTAAGAACCAAGCTGCTGGCGTCAGCTACGACTCGGAAGTTCAAGGCTTTGTGACTCGCTATACGCACGTTGCGTATGCAATGGGCTACATCGTTACGAAAGAAGAGCAAGACGACAATCTGTATGAGAAAGTTTCGCGCAATCGGGCTGCTGCCCTTGCCATGTCTTTCCGGCAAACCAAAGAAAACATTGGTGCGAACGTGTTTAACCGAGCGTTTAACGCTACGTATCTTGGTGGGGATGGTGTTGCTCTTTGCAGCACTGCACACCCGAATACGACTGGTGGCACTTTTGCGAACCGTCCTGCGGTCGATGCTGACCTTAGTGAAGCTTCGCTTGAAGATGCGATGATTGCGATCATGGGTTTCACAAATGACCGTGGCCTTTTGATCTCTGTCATGCCGAATACGCTTCACATTGCTCGTAACGAAGTCTTCAACGCGCAACGTATTCTGCACAGCTCGTACCAACCCGGCAACGCCAACAATGACATCAACGTCATTAAGGCAGGTAACTACCTTCCGGGTGGCTTTAAGGTCAACCACTACTTCACGGCTGCTCACGCTTGGTTCATCCGTAACATTATTCCGGGTGGCACTGGCATGAAGCACTACGAACGTGTGGGTATCATGTTTGACCAAGACAATGACTTTGACACCATGAATGCCAAAGCGAAAGGCTATGAACGTTACTCGTTTGGCTGGTCTGATCCCCGTGCTGTCTGGGGAGTTAACGGCCCGTAAGCTTTACTTGTTGTACCGGGAGGGGCTTAAAACGTCCCTCCCACTAATTCTTTAAGGAGTCCTTACATGGGCTTTGAAATTCAAGCAGCAAAAGGAAAGCGTCCCCCAGTGGGAAAGCTTCCTAACATGAGGCAGTTCTTTGATTTGCCTGAGGGCAAAACCCCCTCTAAAAAAGAAGAAGCTGCATCTGCACAAGCGGCACGTGAAGCTTCTCTTGATAGGCATACTGCAAAGTTTGGTGCTGGTGGAGATGAGTGGGTTGAGCGCATTGAATTCTACAAAGAAAAGCCACCTAAGCCCACAGTCGTTAAAAAATCTAGTACCAAGTAATAATTAATTCTAAGTTACGCTGTAGTAATACAGCGTTCTTTTTAATAGAACGTAACTAAGGAGCTTTACAATGACAACCCCAACTCGCTTTACTTCAGGTGTATCTACTCAAAAAGTTAATCAAACTTTAGGTATGTTTGGTTCTCCTGATCCCACTGCTTCTGGTCTAGACTTTGAAGACTTTCAACAATACGTAGCGAATGATTGGACAGTTACTAATACTACTTCACATGCTACTATAGGTCTTGTTGCTGGTGCCGGTGGCTTGGTTTCTCTTGTTGGTGGTGCGTCTAGTGTTACTAATGACATTGCTGCAATCATTGCTAACCCACTTAATTTTAACTTTGCCTCAACTCAACAAGTTTGGTTTTACACAGGCTTTAAAGTTACTACGGCTGCTAACGATCAAATCCAATTAGGACTTACAACTGCTAACAGTGCCCTAACTCCTACGGGTGGTATGTATTTTAATAAAGCTGCTGGTGCTTCTACGATTGACTTTATAGTTCGTAAATCGTCTACATCTACTACTCAATCTGCTGTGGCTACTTTGGTTGATGGTACTTTTATTCGTCTTGGTTTTTACTACAATGGTAAAGACGCAGTAGATGTATTTGTAAATGACGCTAAGGTTTATTCACAAACCGTAGTAACCAACCTTCCGACTGCCACTAATCTGGGAATGGGATTTGGATTTAAATCTGCTGCTACTGCTCCAACAACGAGTGATCTTATTGTAGACTTTGAAATGGCTTCTCAAGATCGTTCTTACTAATATAGGAGTCGACAATGGCTAATATACTTAGTACTCAAATACTAGTGGATGGAGAAAGAAATGCCGTGGTAAAGATCACTGGAATTTTAGACACAAGTAATGTGTCTACAACTACAGTGGTCGATCCCGCTTCTTTCACGCCCGTCCCAACTACATTCAGAGTAGATGCTGTTGAATACTCAGTAGGTACCCCCCTTGCTGTTAGGCTAGTGTGGGATGCTTCTACTGATGTAGATATGCTGGCATTGACTAACGCAGGACGTATGAAATTTACTAAGTTTGGGGGACTACAAAGTAACGGTGGAGCAGGAGTTACTGGAAAAATCCAATTACTCACTAACGGGTATTCTTCTGGCACAGTGACTTTTTCTATTGTTCTCAAGCTGGTCAAAATCTAATGGAACTTGTTAAACTTTATAGAAATACGTAATTATGTCTAGGGCAAGAGGGTACAGAAGTGGTAAGTGGAAAGTCTTGTGCGATGTATGTGGCACTATTTTCCTATCTTCAGAGTTGACTAAGAGGTGGGACAACCTCATGGTTTGTGCCTACGACTGGGAACCCAGACAACCACAAGACTTTGTAAGAGCCTCAGTAGATAAGATGACAGTACCTTGGTCAAGGCCATGGCCTACTGACGACTTCATACTTACTGCGTGTACTCCAGAAACTACATCTAGTATTCCGGGGTACGCTTCTCCCGGCTGTGCTATTCCCGGTGCATTTTTTCCGGAGTCTGTTCCTTCCGGCACATTTACTCCTTAACTTAGGACTCTACTATGGCACACACAGTATTTGTAGACGGATCAACAGTAACAGCCAACCGTATTGTGGCGGCTTGGCTTAATGACGCTGACACAGTAACGTATGTTCGATTTGGAGATGGTACTAACTACACAGGCAACTTGACTGTACCGGGAACTTCGGTATTGACAGGCGTTGCCACCCTAACAGCCAAGCCAATTCTATCTAGCCTGACTGCCTCCCTGCCCGTGTTCTCGGACGCATCCAAAGGGCTGGTGAGCAACGCGATGACGGGTACAGGCAGCGTGATGATGTCCGCCTCCCCAACGACCACCGGCACTTTGACCGCAGCAGCAATCAACGCCAGCGGTCTCGTAGCAATGGCAGGTGCGGCTACGGTGGGGACTACGCTGGGTGTGACCGGCACCAGCACGATGGCGGCGATCAATGCGAGTGGGCTTATAACCGCCAGTGCTGGACTTACTGTTTCCGCTGGGACTACTACGTTCGGTGCCGAAGGCAAGATAGCGCAAAACGGGGGCGGACTTGACTTAGTTCCTACAACCGGGCGTTCGTTCCGGGTGCTAAATGCAGCAATGTCTGCTTCGCAGTTTTCTGTAGCGGAAGCGACTGGAAATACGCTTGTGGGCGGAACCCTCGGCGTGGGTGGCGCGGCTGTTGGCTTTGGCAACGGCTACAACGAGATCACGATTGCAACCGGCGCGAACGGGGCGATGCTGTACTTGCAGGGTACTGGCCCGTTGAACCATCGGCTCTACGGAAACGGTGCGGGAGTAACTTACGATGCATCCGGAGCAACCTCGCACCAATTTGTAAACAACGGCGTGAATACGCTGGGCATCAGTTCAGCAGGCGCAGTCACCATCCCCGGAACCCTCGGCGTGACGAGCACCGTTGAAGCTGGCCTAACTATATCGCGCTCCACAGACGCAACGTGTGCTATTTATCTAAACAGAAGTGGCGGCGCTAACTCATGGGCAATGTATCGCTATGGTTCGTCAGCTAGCGACAAATTTGCAATTGGCAGGCCGGGAGCATCTGAAGATTTCACCATAACCACGGCGGGAATAGTAACCATGGGCGCGTATGGCGTAGGCACAGCCACTTTTAGCGCCGCAGGGGTTATCAGTTCAGTTTCAGACGAACGGTTGAAGATCAAGGACGGAGTTATTGCAGACCCGATCCCGATGATTATGGCGTTGGAGCCGGGCTATTATTTCGGCAAGCCAGAAGCCAATATGGGTGATGGCAGACAGCTTGGTTTCTATGCACAGAACGTGCGTAAGGCAATCGGCCCTGAAGCTGCACCCGATCCAGAAGATCAAGTAAATCTGGATGCAGACGGGAACGAAGTCAGCCGCACCACGCGCCCGTGGGGATACTACGACCGCTCGGTTCTCGCCGTAGCAATCGAAGCCTTGAAGGTGCATGAAGGTCGCCTCGCCGCTTTGCAAGCCGACTTTGAAGCATACAAATCCTCCCACCCGTAAGGACTACCGTGAGCGAAGAACTGAAAACCGAGCCGCAGGACATTGTGCAAGCTGTGCAGATGCAGCGGGACACCGCGTTGAATGAGGTCGTGCATCTCCGTGCGCTGCTGGCTGCGGCTGGGCGTAGGATTGATGAACTGGTTAAAGCCGAAGTAAAAGAAGAGTAAGGACGCGCACTGATGAACATCCTCAAATCCAAAACAGTCTGGCTCGGCATCATCGTCGCGCTTCTCAGCGTAGCGCAGGGGTTCCTTTTCCAGATTCCCGTGCAACCCGCAATTCAAGCGGCAATCGGCGGGGCCATTGCGGTTGCAATCGTCGTGTTGCGTTTTATGACCACTCAGCCAATCTCGGATAAATAGTGACAACTCCAGAAGCTGGAGAGCGGAGACATTCTCCCTTAAAAAAAGAGGATGTCAAAGAAGTTATTATGGAAGCCTTTGAAACCCACTTGAGGTCTGATGCTCACCAGTATGTAGAAGCCCTGTTGCTCCAAAAGAAAAACAGAGCTGAGATGTGGACAAAGGTTAAGACAGATGTTACCTCACATGGAGTAATTGCTGTACTTGGATTTGCTGCTCTTGTACTTTGGACAGACGTTGTAACTTGGCTTAAGCACATACTGGGAACACATTAATGACTACTACCTACACCATTACCAGAGATCAGATTATTGTTTCCGCACTGCGGAAGCTGGGTGTTGTTGAGCCGGGAGATACTTCTTCAACCATAGATGCTAACCTTGTTACCAATGCTGCTCAATCCTTAAACCTGATGGTTAAGCAATGGATGACTGAAGGCATCAAGTTGTGGACAGTTGCTGACATCACCCTTCCTCTTGTGGCTGCTCAGACTAGTTATACTATAGGTAGTTCTGGATGTGACTTGACTACTGATAAACCCCTTCGGCTGATTTATGCTGTTCTTAGGAACATCTCAGTTACGCCCTACATTGATATCCCGATGCAGATTATTAGTAAGCAGGAATACTCTATGCTTGGGTCTAAGTTCTCCACGGGTACTACTAACTCAGTCTATCTTAATCCGGGAGTAAGCACTAGCACCCTTAAAGTGTTCCTTACTCCAGACACCTCTACAGCTACTAACTACCAACTAATCCTAACTGTACAGCAACCTATTAGTGACATCTCTTCTTCCTCGGATGTACCCAACTTTCCTAACGAGTGGATGAATGCACTAGTTTGGGGCCTAGCAGATCAGATTGCCATTGAGTTTGGGTTGCCTGTAAACCATCGCCAAGAAGTTATGATGAGGGCTGAGAAGTACCGCACTCAATTGGTTGATTGGGACATTGAAAATGAAAGTACTTTCTTTACTCCGGATGTACGAAGCTTTACTAGATTTGGGCAATAACCATGCCTAATGTCCGTATCCCGTTTACTCAACCTATCCAGTCTAGATCAGCATCAACCACCAAGGATGCTAAGACAGTTAATGGATACTTTGAGAAGCGGGAAGGACACCAAGAGTGTGTCCTTAGACCGGGGATGGTTAAACAGACTATTACAGGTACTCTAGCTGCTGGTACAGCCCAAGGTTCTTATGAGTGGTCTGGGAACCTCTACGTGGTCGTTAGCAACGTTTTGTACAAAGTGACTACCGGGGGTGTATCCACCACTGTAGGATCGCTTGTAGGTACCGTACAGAACGTTTACTGGGTGGAAAGTGCTGACCATACCTACCTATTCCTCCACAATGGCACTAACGGCTATACTCTCTCTGCTGCTGGAGCGTTTGCTAAGGTAGATAACACTTCACTCTATTCTGTCACAATATCAACAGGTGGTAGTGGGTACACCTCCCCCATAGCAACCTTTAGTGCTCCCCCTTCTGGGACTACTGCCACAGGAACTCCTGTACAGGTGGGTGGAGTTATCCAGTCTGTTACTATAACTAACTATGGTTCTGGATATGTCTCTGCTCCTACTTGTACTATTACAGATGGTGGGCCGGGGGTTAATGCTACAGCTTCTGTAACCCTTAAAGGCTTTCCGTCAGGGGCACAAGCTCTTGCAGCGGGTGCTGTGTATCTAGATGGCTACACTGTAGTAGCCACCAAAGCCGGATTGATCTATAATAGTGACACAGATACGTCATCAAACCCCCAGTTCTGGAATCCAATTAACTACACAGCAGCACAAGCTGATCCGGATTTAATAGTCGGGATAGTTAAACATTTTAACTATATTTGCGTATTTGGAGAGTGGGGTACTGAGTTTTTTTATAATGCTGCTGTATCTCCGGGCAGCCCCTTTCTCAGACAAGACAGCTACAAAAATGAAATAGGATGTGCTAGTGGGGACAGCATTAAACAGCTTGAGCAAGATGTTATCTTTGTAGGTAAAGCTAAAACTCACGGTAAAGGGGTGTATAACTTTGGAGCAGGGGTATCTCCCCTTAAGATCTCCACTAGGTATATAGACAAGTACCTTAACGCTGATACCACCAGTTCTATACAAGCCCACGTATTTAAGATTGCAGGACATACGTTTTACGTGATGTCTCTTACCGCGTTAGACTTAACCTTTGTATACGACATAGATGAAAAGGAATGGTACCAGTGGACTTCGTACTATTCTGCGGCTGAACACTACTATCAAATCTGGTCTTGTGCTGAATTTAATAGTGCTATTTGGGGGTTGCATCCTACTAATGGCAACTTATATGCTATCAGCACCAGCGTTGGGGTAGATGATGTTAACTCTATTTACTGGCGTGTTGTTACTAATAACATGGACTCTGGTACCATGAAACGTAAATTCTATAAAAGTGGTGAAGTAGTTGGTGACAAAGCTGCAGGCACAATGACTGTATACCACTCGGATGATGACTTTACAACTTGGTCTACAGGTAGAACTGTAAGTCTAAGTAACACTAGAGGTATATTATACCAGCTAGGACAAGCTAGGCGGAGAGCTTGGATGTTCTTGGTTATTCCCACAGTCCCACACAGACTTGCTGCTTTTGAAGTAGACATTGAAGGTGGGGAACAAGAACGTGATCCACAAATAGGACAATAGGAGAAATACACAATGTCTTACTACACCTACGACGGCGACAGTCTAACACTTGCAGAAGACCCGCCTAATGCCACATACGTCTCAGGAGGGGAGGGTGAAGATGGCACCACTCGTTACTACATTTTCAACGCCGCAGGACAACATGTTGGCTCAACAACGCAGTCACCGCCCCCCGGAACCCGCCGCGCTCCGTGGTCTGCGATTGGCGAAGAGGGTTTGCTAGACGTTTCTCGTGCTCATCAAGCCTATTCGGACGGGTCGTGGCAAAAAGCTGCCGAGTATGCGCTGGGTGCTCAGGCAGAGAATGCCATCAGCGAACTAACCAAAGTCAATCCAAATTACGATTGGACAGCTTCAATAAAACAGGCGGCAGATCAATTAAACGCGGCTTACGGATCGGACTGGCAATCTCCCAATAGAGGTTCGCCGGGGGGTGTTGTTGCCGGAA